AATCTATATGATAAAAGAATTATGTTGGGTTTACCTAGTTATTTTAAAGGCTTTACTCTACATAAGAAATAATATATAATTTAAACTTGTAAGGGGAGGACCCACCACGAAATCCCCTTGCTTTAAACATATTGAAATCATCTACAATCTGCTATACTACCTAATAAAAGGTTTTTATATGTTACAAAAATTAGGTTTTGCCCCAGGATATAATAAACAAGTTACTGAATTAGGTGCTGAAGGTCAGTGGTTTGATGGTAATAATGTTAGATTTAGATATGGTTCGCCAGAAAAAATAGGCGGCTGGGATCAACTAGGTTCAGATAAATTAACCGGAGCTGGTAGAGCTTTGCATCATTGGGATAATAATGCAGGGGTCAAGTATGCAGCAATTGGTACAAACAGAATGCTTTATGTTTATTCTGGAGATCAATTCTATGACATTACTCCAATAAGAACAACAATTGGTAGTATTAATTTTACATCTGATTCAGGGACACCGACGGTTACAGTTACATTTCCATCTTCTCATGGTATGGCGGAAGATGATATTATATTATTTAATGATATTAGCGGAGTTACTGCAGTAGGTTCTACTTTTAATGATGCTTCTTTTGAAGACAAAAAATTTATGGCAACTTCAGTGCCCACATCTACAACAATTACAATTACAATGACTGCCAATGAAACAGGAACTCCTTTAAGTAATTCTGGAGATGGTAAAGGTGCTATTTTTTATTCTGTCGGTCCATCACAACAACTTGGTGGATTTGGTTGGGGTACAGGAAATTATTCTGGAACTGCTTCCGGTATTGCAACTACTACATTAGCAACAGCTTTAACAAACACAGTTACAACTGATATTGTACTTACAAACTCAACAGCGTTTCCTGATTCTGGAGAAATTAGAATTGGTACAGAGGACATTAGTTTTACAAACAATGACCAGGCAACAGGAACCTTAAGTGGAGGAGCCCGGGGTGTTAATGGAACTACAAAAGCTCTACATAGTGGAGGAGTAACAGTAAGTAATATTAGTGCTTTTGTTGCATGGGGTGAATCATCAACAGATGACGTAACTCTTAATCCTGGTTTATGGGTTCTGGATAATTACGGTACAAAATTAATAGCACTTATTTATAATGGAGAATGTTTTGAATGGGATGCACAACCTACAAATGCTACTTCAATTAGAGCTACAGTATTACCTAATGCACCAACAGCGTCACGTCATGTATTAGTTTCTACACCAGATAGACACTTAGTATTTTTTGGAACAGAAACAACAGTAGGAGATAAAACAAGTCAAGATGATATGTTTATAAGATTTTCTTCTCAAGAAAGTATTGATCAAACAGATTCATATACAGTTACGGCAGAAAATACTGCTGGTACACAAAGATTAGCTGCAGGGTCTAAAATAATGGGAGCTATTAAAGGTAGGGATGCAATTTATGTATGGACCGACACAGGATTATTTTTAATGCAATTTGTAGGTCAACCCTTTACTTTCTCATTCCAACAAGTTGGAACCAATTGTGGGTTGATTGGTAAGAATGCTTGTGTTGAAGTTGATGGTGTCGCTTATTGGATGTCAGAAAATGGTTTCTTTACTTATGACGGTCAATTAAAATCAATGCCTTGTTTTGTTGAAGATTATGTTTACGATAATTTAAATACTACATCACGAGATTTAATTAACTGCGGGTTAAATAATTTATTTACAGAAGTAAATTGGTTTTATTGTAGTGATGGAGTTAATCAAATTGACAGAGCAGTCACCTATAATTATTTAGAATCAGATGCAAAAAGACCAGTATGGACTGTAAGTTCTACAACAACAGAAACTAATTCTGCTGGAGCTGCTACAAAAATAGGTTTACCAAGAGCTTCTTGGGCAGATTCTGCTGTGTTTAAGAATCCGCATGCAAACTATTATGATCCTGATAGTAATGCTTCTTATGATGTACAAGGTAATACTGATGGCTGTACAATTTACTATGAACATGAAACGGGGACTGATCAAATTGATTCGGGAGGAGTAGTTACTCCATTAAAAGGAATTATTAAATCAGGTGAGTTTGATATTACACAGAAAAGAAGTAGTACAGGACAAAGTATTGGTATGCCAGACATTAGGGGAGACGGAGATTTCATTGCAAAAATTAGTCGTATTATACCTGATTTTATAGAACAAGTAGGAGACACTAGAGTGTCATTAGTTACTACAGATTACCCAATTAATGTACCTGTGGTGATACCATTTGATATAAAGACAACTCAAACAAAACAAGATACAAGAGTCAGAGCTAGAGCAATTGCTTTTCAAGTCTCTAACATATCTAGTGCACAAAATTGGAAACTAGGTACATTTAGATTAGATATACAACCGGACGGAAGGAGAGGATAATGGCAGTTTTTGATGAACAATATGTGATGAGTAATTTAAGTCCTAATAATCAAAGACCTTTTAGAGATCCTTTAGAGTTACCAGATGTAGCAAATACTTTAGATATGGACGATGAACTTAAAGCAAATTCATATACAGGTGGTTTAAATGTTAACAAAGGTATTTTACAAAGTTTAACTGACAAAGGTAAAGAAGCTTTTGGGTTTATAAAAGATAAAGGTGCTATGATAGGTGGTGGTATTGCTTCAGCAATAACTGGTATTCCTTTTTTAGGGACTGCGTTTCAAGCAATTCAAAGACCAGGGTATCCATCAGACGATATGAGTAAATCATTTGCATATGGTAATGAAAATAGTGTTGGATTTGGTAATTATTATGATGACCTACGTCATGGTAACTTAACAGGACAAGATGAATTTGGTATACACACCATTAGTCTTGGCGGAAATTACCCTGCATATTATGACAAATATGTAGAAGATTATGAAGATGGTAAATATAATCCAAATAATAGGTTTGCTTATAATAAATACCTGCATGGTTTAAATGTAAGAAAAAAAAACCAAGAAAGAATTGAAAAAGATTTTTTTGTAAATGATGATAACGATGGTAATGACAATGTTCCAACTCCTCCAAACACTAATAATGTTGACGGCGGTGGCGGAGGCGACGGTACTTATGGATTAGATAGTGCAGGTCAGAAATCTTATGATACAGGACAAGGGTTTGGTTCTTCTTCTGTAGATGGTGGTCCTGTAAGCAATAAAACTGGTAGAGGAAGAACTGGATACTTCTTTGGTGGTAGAGTAAATTTTAAAAACGGAGGCTTAGCAAGTATTTTATAATGGCAAAGATTGTGCAATCATTAACTAGAGCAAGTAAAGAATACGAGGAAAGAACTTTCCAATCATTAGTTAGAGATCTTGATGGTGTAATAACAAAATTAAATACATCTTTTCAAGAAGAACTTAAACAGGAGATAGAAGCAAGAGCTTTCTTTTTAGAATAATGGCAACAGTAAACCAATATAAATTTAAAGGTATAGACAATGATACAACAGGTAACGCATTAGTTCCATTAGGTGCAGGTAATCCTTTAATTAATGAAACTATAGTTATTAAATCATTACTTGTTACATCTGCAGGTACACCAATAATTACTGTTACTAACAACAGTATTACAGCTATTAAATCAGCCGCACTTACAGCTAATGTTACAGTAGAATTATTAACCCAACCGTTGATAGTAGAAGGTGGAAAAACCTTTACAGTACAGGCGAGCACTACAGACTCGTTTGATATAGCTATCAGCTACTTAAACATCAAAAAGGAAAAGGTAGACTAATGGATAAAACTATACCGGTAGTACAGGCAGAAGAAGTGGTTACAACATACAGACACAAGGAAACTGGAGAGGTTTTTAAGGAAAAAAAAGACTGGGAAGCTAAAGGTTTTAAGGCAGAAGAAATGGCACAAGACGTAAAAGTTATCATGCCAAGTCTTGATTTGTTCGCAGAAACCAAGTAGAACAGATAAACTAGGATTAAATTATGGCAATTTCAAGAATGCAACAACCAAGACAGATGTACGGATTAGGGAGCTTTGTAAAGAAAGCTTTTCGTGGTGTTAAGAAAATTGCTAAGAGTCCAATGGGTAAGATGGCTATAATGGCTGGTCTAGGTAGCATACCTTTTGGTGGATTTGGAGCAGCTGCTGGAACTAAAGCTAGTTTGTTTAGTAGACTAGGTGGAGCATTGTCTGGGGGATCTGCGTTAACAGGGTTAAGGGGTCCAGCTGAATTAGGTGTTACAACTAAAGGCGGTATGTTTTCAAACCTGCTTGGTAAATTTAACAAGTTAGGTACAGGTCAAAAAATATTTGCTGGTCTAGGTGCAACAGCAATCGCATCTCCGTTTTTAGCAAAAGCTTTTGGTAAAGGACCTGAAGAAATGGTAGAGGAAGTAGATGAAAATTACATCCCTCCTTACATGGCATACATGATGTCAAAAAATCAAGATCCTTATATGAATTTTTTACCCCCTGAAGCAAGTGCTCAAGAAGGTTATTATAATACACAGAACGTAGCTAATGGTGGAAGAATAGGTTATGCGGGTGGTATGTTAGTTGAAGACGAAGAAGATATAAATTTAAACAGACCATTTAATATGGGTAGTATGATGTCAAGAAGAGGTTATGCTAATGGTAATAGAGCTAGGGTTGGTTTTAGAGGTGGTGGAGCTGACATGGGTGATCCAGGAAGAGCTTCAGAGAGAGCTGATCGTGGTTATGGACAAACTGCAGATACTGGAAGTCGATACGGCACCAATGATTATTCTAATATGGAACAACAAATAAATCATTATAATGCAATAGAAAATGCACAAGATAGCAACTATGTATATCCAGCTGGAACAGAGGGTTATGTAGAATATCAAAATGAATTATCGCGTGATGATTTTTATGATGACGCGTTTGAAACAGACAAAAGAAATAAACTTATGCAAGCTAGACTAAATAAAGAAAACGAAGAACAAGTAAGTGTTATGGATTTTGAAAACTATCCTTCAAGGGAATCATTAATTGAAGATAAATTATATCAAAATTATACTGATGCATTACCGTACGGTAATAATAATTTAACTGAAGCCCAACAATTTGAACTTTCTCAAAGACTGTCAGGAGATGACTATAATAGATATAAAGGAATATTTGGTTCAATACCAATGAATTCAGTAACAGGTTATCCTGAAATGAGTTCAGCTGCATTTACTAATGTTTTAAAAGGAATAGATGACCCTTATAGTTTAGATAGAAATCAAATTCAAAAGTATTATGCTAATGGAGGAAGAACTGGTTATGCTAATGGTGAGATGGTAGAAGAATCTATAACTGAGGAAGTAAAATTACCTGACGAAGCAGAACAAATGTTACAAGTAGAGTATCAAAAATATGTAGAAGGTGGTGGACAATTACCTTACCCAGAATTTAAAAAATTAGTACTACAACAAATGCAACAGGAAAGAGAAACTCCGGATGAAACTATGATGGCTGAAACAGAAACTGTTGAAGCTGCACCAACTGCAATGATGGCTGGTGGTGGCTTAACAAGTGTTCCGGGTTACGGAACTCCTGCAGGTACAAATAGATTTGGTTTTCCTAGCGGTGGTGTAAGAGTGGGTGCAGAAGAAGGTGGACTTATGAACCTTGGTGGTATGGAAAAAGATTATAGAGCTGAAGGTGGGTTTGTACCCATTGGTGCTAAAGAAAAAGCAGATGACGTACCGGCTAGATTAAGTGTAAATGAATTTGTATTTACTGCAGATGCTGTTAGAAATGCAGGTGGTGGAGATATAGACAAAGGTGCAGAAGTTATGGAAA